TTGGGGATGTGTAAGCCATGTGTACTTACCTCCTACTTGTCTAGTTTAGCTGATAAGGCTTCAACTCCTTGATCTAGATGTAAGAGAGCATTGAATACTTGGTCATCTTGTGATGATCCAGTATCTATGTCTTGTGCGCCAGCTGAAGAGACACTGGCAGGTTTCTGCCTTACGTTCTTCATTTGCTGTGCGACTTCTTTTCTTGCATTGTCAGCAATCGTCTGATCTCTATTCTCTCTCGTATATAGATAATAAATATCATCCATTGTGAGAGAACGATTTTTAGCAAAGTCAACCATCTGTCCCATCTGATCGTCTGATAGATTGAACTTCTGTTGAACCTTTGATTGCTCATCTGCTCTTGCGTTTTCAAAGTTTTGGCGATTTGCATATTCACCTAACCTTTGTTGCACAAGACCATCTACGTGGGTATTCATTACCTTTGCAGAATCTGAGTTTTGATCTGAGATTGCTTCGTCATAATCGAAAATGAAGTCTTCGTCCAAGCCAAGTTGCTCCTTTAAATTACTAGAGGAGTTGACGCTTCCATTACCCTCAAAATAGTTACGCATGTGCTGAACTAAATTAGGGTCTTCTTTCATCGCATCGAGAATAGGTATATAAGGCTCTACATCATTAAGCTTGGAATTTAACTTCCTTGCTTCCGTAGTAGAGTCTCCATATCTCTTTTCCCAATCGTGCTCTTGTGTCTGGCCAGGGCTCTGACTTCCATCAAAGGTTGCTGGTTCTTCGGGAGAGAGCCTTACTTCTCCTTCAGATTGGTTATCATCAATTATTCCACTATTGACATCCTGATCTAATGAGTCCATAAACTCTTGAACGTCAAAGTTGTCACCTTCGGCAGGGCTATCTTTAGCAGGTTCACCTTCCATTACTGTATTTGCTGTCAATAGGTTATCTGTGTCAATTGGGGACATATTAATATTCTCCTTCTAATTTAACAAAAATTTTGTATTCTGGTCAAGACTTCTGCTTCTGCGCCTTAATTTTTTCTTGGTCTACTGCATTCTTGACCTGTCTTGTCATTTCTCTCTTCATCATGTCTAATTCCCCACGCAGCATATTCCTTAAAAACTTCTGTTGCGATTTTGTTTCACCTAAATCTCTATCTACTTCAGATTCTGCATCTTTTATCTTGGTTCTGATACCAGATTGTATCACCTGTCGAGATAATGTTTCGATAGTTCCGTCCCTGTCTTTCAATAAAGCCTCCATCTCTTCCAGCTGACTTTGAAGTTGTGTATAAACTGATTTCCTCTTTAAGATATTCTCTTTGCCACGAACATCAGTCTCAGCCAACATAGCAACATCATCAATAAGACCAGCTTGGAACCATCTGAAGTACTCTTCTAGTAGAGCCCATCTGTTTACTGGGAGTGTCGAGCCAGATACAATTCTCACGTCAAATCTTGCAGAAGCATAGTCCTTCCATTTACCAATAGCCGCTCCCATATCATTGTATATTGGAATGTTCATTTCAACTGTTCTTTCTTCCTGTAATGCACTTGGCTGAATAATTCTGAACACCTTATGTGCTGTATACGTGTTTTGCGCCATCTCCTTGAATACTTTTCCAAGATGTTCTAGAGCTGGCTCAATTGTTGATTCCATCCATGCCTTAATTCTTCGTGTTCCATATTCGTCAGCAGCTAATAGACCTCTATACGTTTCATGCTGAGTCCCCACATCACCTTGCATAGAAGAATATACACCAGATAAATACTCCATATCTGATCTTCCTACACTTGTGAGTTCAAAGAATGCCTGATTTAAGGGAAGAGGCTGGACAGGAGTAGGAGGAGCAAATCCTGATCTATATTTCAATAAAGCACCAGGCGCTGAAGAGTATTGTTCCCATTCCTCTTCTGGCACTGATCCTTCCTCATATAGCCATCTCAAGTTTGACGCTAAGTTCGCATTGTGGATCATGAGCTGGTGAGCTTTGTTTAATTCTTGTTGTTTACCAACTAAGGGACTAACAGCACTCATTGGATGAGGAGTACCTGTCCAAGTATACATAAATGGAACAATCGGATACTCAGTACATGGTAGAATCATTTCCCATAAAAGTACGCTATCTCCAATAGTGCAGGTGAGTTTTACTCTCGTATCATAAAATTTTATAGCTTCAACAATATTCTTCTGTCCTGCTTCTGTTGCGGCCAATTCTTTGTAAGCGTCTTCTGGAAGAACACTATTTTCAACTCTCGACTGAACATCTTCTATCTTTGATATAACAGACTGTCTATGTTGTTCAATAGTAACTTTTGCTTCCTGTACTGCCTTTTCTATTTCTAGAGCAGCTCTCTCTGGAATCATCTCTCCACGTTCTACAGCTTGTTGCACAGAAGCTTCAGTCTCCTTTACAGAGACTTCAGTTTCTTTCACAAAATTTTCTATCTCCTTCTCAGCCTGCTCTCTAATCTCTGCCATCTCTTGCGCAGAAGGAAGAACCTTGATGAAAACATTGTAGTATGGAACCTTGACCTTTTGATATGTCTCGAAGATTTCAAGCATTTCATCTTCTTCAGCCGTCAGGGGATCATATGCTTGTATTCCCACCTCATCAGGAAGAATAGCATCAGATGTTCCTAGATTTCTATCAGAGAACATTACCCCACCTCTACTTGACATTGTTTGTCCTTCCGCTTTCTTAATCTTTCTCTTGTAATCTGGATAAAGAGACATTAACTGTGTTTTTGTTAAATCCTTTTTGATGATTACATAGGAAGCGTCCCTAAAGAGGAAGTCAGTACTCATAGGATCAACAAATACATCAAACGGCTCAACTCTCTTGAGTATAACCTCTCCCATTCCCTGATCTAAATCAGGATTAACATCAACTAAGAAAAATCCTACAGACTTTGTTAGAGCGTCCTGTATGACATGACCATAGATAGATTTCCCATTAGAAAGATACCAGCAATAATCAGCAATATCTGAGTGGACAGCCGCCACATCAGTATCAGAACCTTCACTACCGACCGCTTGCCATCTTGGATCATTAGCAGAAACAAAGTATTTCATCATCTCAATAACAGGAGTAATCCTGTTAATAATGAAACTTGGCATGCCAGAGGATTCTATCGCATCTCTTTCTGCGCCAGTTAATTGTTCGTTAAGATAGAAGTCATACCCTCTTTGATTAACCTTCTGCCACTTTTGCCTAGAGCTTCCATTAGATTGCTCCCAAAGCCTTTTATTAATATCGGCTTTCTTTTTGTCGCTTTGTCTAGGCACTCTATCCTCTATAAGCTAGTAAAGTCGCATTAGAGTTGGTATGATTCACTACCCCTGAGAAGCTTCCATAGATGATGTCACCAGGCTGTAAGAATACAGACGTTAAATCATCACCCTCATTACAAGCGGCTGTTAACTGACAAAACTGACTTGCATAAGCAGTAGAGCCAGGAGTTACAGCGGCTAGACATTGTAGAGCAATCCATACACCAGCTCTCCCATTTTCATCTGGGGGAGACTGTGTGGTTGAATCGTGTTCTCCAACAACATCAAATCCAGCTTGTCCTAACTGAAGGTTTAGTGCTTCTGAGGTAGTATACTTATGTACCCCGTAAACTATTGCCATTTTTCATTCTCCTACGTTATTCTCTTATTTCAAAATGTGGAAGGTCATCGAACCTATTGTCTTTGACTTCGGTGTCTCTATCCCAGTCGCCGCCCCAACGAATTTTTAATCCCATTTGCGATGCGATGCCCAGAACAAAACCACCAAAGTAATGAAACCTGTCGCGATCGCTCCAGTCGATAGGGTAAGGAGCCACATCCACGGCTTTTGAAGGATCAGCATTATGCTTACCATCAGGATAACGAAGTTTACTTCGTCCCGCGTCATATGCTTGGTTTTGCTCTGCTTCACCTCTATGCCCTTGAATCACCGTACAATCAAAATATTTTATAACTTCTTTGAATAAGTCTTGAAGTCTATCATCACAAGTTGCAAGTCTTTTCTTAGACCTTTTACCAAATCTAGGCATGCATAGACCACGGGTACTTAAATGCTCGTATCATTGGAATACCTTCAATTCCCATATCAACCAAACTTTCCAGAGAATATCTTTTCGCAGGAATCTTTCTACGTTTGGTGACTTCTTGCCAGATAGACTTTGTAGGGCCTTTATTCAAAGAGGGGTCAGTACCATTACTTGCCCTAGTAGATAGTCGATTATTAAAGTAAGGTCGTCTTACAGCTAAGCTATTATCCAATTTTTCACCTTTTTCTTTGGTTTTCTCCACGTTTTGTCCTTTTTCTGGGCATAATTGGGAGGAAAAGCGTGCAGATTTGCATAATAAAGTCCCTCTATGGTATCGTCATGTGCCATTCTGGGGCCGAATGTAAGGATTTCATGCGTTAAATCAAAGTGGTTATCCCTCAAAAAGATGCTTCCCATGCTAAATCTACCAGCAAGTCCACTATAAATGCGGTTTCTCTTTTGAGTTCCACCAGGCTTTTGAGGTATTATCGACAAATTGAACCTATTCAATCTTCTCTTTTCATCGTTCATCGCTTGGAATATAGACCTATTCATTGCTACGTCTTCCACAGTCGCACTAACACAATGATACTTATCATACAATCCAATGATATGATCTACAACACCTTTCTTTCCGAATACTGTTCCGTCAGGTGACTTTGATCCGATGGTTGGGATACTTCTATGCCGTTCATATTCGAGTACGAATAGATTATTATTTGTGTCCACACCCACAACCATAATGACGCTGAAATCAGACTCTTTAGTATCAATATCAGTAGCAGGGTCACACCCGATAAATGTATGGATAGGTGTCTTCTCTCCGTCTTGTACGATATAGTTAATGCCTTCGATATGCTCATAAAATCCACTCCAATGCTTAATGTCTGAACGCTTCCACATAGCGTCCTCTTCACTCATGACTTCCATCATGTACTCTTGATAGAACTTAGATGGCTGGCCTGAATCTCTATAGAATTTCTTCTTTTCTATAAGTTTTTCCTTATTGAAGAAACTGGGCCAAAGCGGAGTCCCGTCTGGAAGAAAGGCTTTGTACGTAACCATGTTCCAAGAGAAAGATTTTTTTTCTTTAACCGCTTGCTCGTAGCCTCTGAGCAAGTTATTAATAAAACTGTCGAAATGTACAGGAGTCCCGTTAACACGAAGCCTACCAGTGTGAGGCTCCAGAGCAGGATAGACAACAGCCGTAACAAGATTTGCATTTTTAGCCCTCGCATCATGAGTTATTGTATTTGCCTCATGTTCAAAGTCGTCAAGAACAATGAGGTCGTATCGTTTATGAAGTTTTGCGCCACCACGTATGCCAGCAACATTACTTTTTGAAATTAGTTTACATCCATTTTTCAATTCAATATCTTCTTCTGTCCATTTTTTACCTCTCATTGCTCCGAAGTAGTATTTAATTCTTTCGTTGTAATCAAAGTGGTGTTTAATGTAATCCATGTTTCCTACGGACAACTTCTGAGTCGCACTTACCCACGCATAGAATAAAAGTTCCTCAGAAAAGCAAAAATCTTTAAGTATGGATGCTTTTGTCAGTACAGTCTTGCCATGACCACGCGGCACGATAATAGCAAGTTGCTTACAGAGTTTATCATCTATCAGGTCAGCGATCTCATAATGGAATGGAGGAGTTTCTGATCTCTTAAAGTCGTCAGGTAGGAATAGTTTACCAAAAGCGATTAAATCATTCTTCGCCAGTTCCAGCGTCTGTTCCGCTTCCGTTATCTTCTGGCTGTTTACGTTCATATTTCTTTTTTAAATGTTCCTCATATTCTTTCTCATTCCCCATAAACTCGATATACTCTTTAATCTCCTGTTGCTGAATGAGCAAAATATTATATATTCTATCCATTCTAATTCGTAATGCTTTAATTGACCTAATGATGTCATGCTTCGATGTTGTCGTCTTGTTCTTCATGTCCCACCAATTCTGGAATTTCTATGTGATCGATAATAGACATTATCCATTTAACTCTTACGAAATCATAATCTCTACCACTCACCAGGCCAGAATAACTTATCTGTTTTGATATTCTTTTTAGTTCCTTAATTGACTTCCCAAGATTAAGACCTGACGCATCATATTTTGCTAGTTCGTCCAACACTTAACACTGTCCTTACTAAGCTCGATAGTTACCCATCCTGTTCTTACTATTGTATACAAAGAGTATCTCGCATATTCTGCGTATCTAAGAAAACTCCCACCTCTGATATACCATCTCCTGTGAAGAGTCTCCTCATCATTCTCAACTTTGATGGAGTCAATAGGTTTCGCATAAAGTTGATGATTGTGACCCAGAAAGAAAATATCTCCCTGACTGTATATCGAAGATAGCTTATCCAACTCCAAATCGCCATTCTTAGCTCCACTCTTGCCATGCCCACTTACGAGATACCACTTTTTACCGCCAACTGTGATAATAGAGTAGCCTGGTAGTCTATAGTACGGAACTCCCATCTCTTTTGCAATAATACGAGATACATCATAATCCAATAGTCTTACACTTCTCAGATAATCATGGTTTCCACCCCTAACGAATAAACACTTGTCGATAATTGGTGCAATTAAGTCCATAAACGCTAAATGCTGTTCTTCTGGATTGATGTATTGACCTCTCTGGCTGATTTTATAGTTAGGTGGTATACATTCCAATATATCACCATTACCAAACCATAATGCATTGTCATCTTCGTAAATCATCTTGATAACTTCACGAAATTTATCTAGATCAAACTCGTTAGCACCAAGATGTATATCTGTTAGACCATGAACTCTGATAGTTTCATCTGACTTATGCTCATATACCTTACCAGGCTCGATCAAGCTGGAATCTAGCTGGATATTCTCCATAGGAACTGAAAAGTGTCTCTGGCATGATTTGCATTGAAATATCTGAGCAGTTTTATTAGTACCATCTTTTTTGATCTGATACGATGAACATCTTGGACATATCATATTATTCAGACTCCACTTCTTCTAACATTGGACGTTTTGCTTCATCTATCTCTTCTGGCGAGAACTGTTGCATCATTCCATAAATACCCATCTCAACATTCTTTTTCTGTGGAGCTCCTAGAGTACCTATGGCTTTTCCCAGCTCTTTAGTCGATTGTAAGACAATATTTTCATCTTCAGAACTTTCACATAGAATTTTTAAGTTGTTCAAGACGTATTGATGGTCAATACCCATGCTTTTCGCAACGTCCATTACAGACTTCTCAATCTCTTTCATTACTCTCTCCTGTTTAAGTAAAATTACAGCTTTCGCTCTTGCCTTCTGATCTGGCATGGAATTTCCGAATGAAGACTGGTAAGCTGCTACTACTCCATGGCCAGCCGCTACACTTGTTGCAAATAGTCTCTCTTTTTTTGTAACTGTCTTTCTTGATCTTAATCTCTTGGCTGGAGTACTCTTTTTTCCTGAGAATGTATATCTATCTTTGTGCTTACTGAAGTCTGAGTCCATAGAACTATCTTTTGTTTTGATAAATGTTCCAACAACTGTTCTTACCCATCCTTGAGCATATTGGTAATTCTTTGAGTCATTAGGATGTTTAATATCTGATACTTTTAGCAACTGAACTACCTTCCCATCATCAGAATATACCCAGTCCCCTTCTTGTGCGTCTTTCCAATTTGAATGGATAGGAGGAGCCTTCCCTTTATCGAAATGCTCTGCATATTCCTCAGCATTGTCAAAGACGTAGTGCCGATTCCCCTTAATTACTCTTGAATCCACCTGATCCAGCTAATGTTTGAAGCTCTCTTATCTGTAAGACTAGGTTATCTATCAAATCGTTTACCGCAATAGGGATCGTGTATATCATACCATCTATCTCAATATTCACAAGTGACTCCTCATGAAATAGAGTGGTATCTACGTCAGGATCACCGTTTCCAGCATCGCGCTCATTCATGCCATAAATCCTTCTTTAA